CTTCTAAACCTTTTGCTAATCTAGCATTTTTTATAGTGCCAGACTGTATAGTTTCTTGTTTCCCCGGAAAATTATATTTAATTGTATCACCTTTTACTGAGATGTGTTTCTTTTTAAGTGTAGATGCTGCATAAGATTCCTTACCTTTTTTTATACTATCAAAAGTATCTTTAGGATTTCCTATTCTAAGCCCTGTCTCTATCATCATACCTGTAATTAAAGCTCTTACATCAGGTGTCTCACTATTATATTGTTTATCAAGTTCTGTATTTAATAAAGGAATTTGTTTTTGTATAGCTTTTAACTGATATGTTTTTTGTGAATCTTTTAATGCTTTTATTTCTGGATGAGTATATCCCGGATATTGAGATCTACTTAATCTTCCTATAGCTTTATTTTTACCTTTATGTCCAAATTCAGCATATGGATCATGGCTTATATGTAGATCATGAATACCAGCTGGAACAAGACCACCCTTTTTACCTTCACCTGTGAAGTGTTTATGTGTATCATGATTATCATCAACGTGAGCTAATCTAACATTCTTCTTTTTAAATTCAGGATTTAGTGAATCGTGCCCATGTGTATCTTTTAAATTAAACATACCAACATAAGGAGACTCAGGATTTTTTACCATCTTATCTTCAAATCCCGGTCTACACCAGTAAGTTCTTTGAACACCATCAGTACCTCTAATTTTAACAGGCACCAATCCTTGTTTACTTCTTTGCCCATCAAATAACTCACTTTTCTTATTTTCTATACTTTTAACATGAGCTTTTTTATCTACTTTCCAAGAAACCTCACCAGTTTCTGGATGTATATCTACCCCATTATCATCAGCTTTTAATATATTTAACCAATTTTTTAAAACATTATTGGATTTTTTTGTGAAAGTTGAATTGTATGCCTTTGCTCTTTTTAAAGCTGTCTCTTTATCAGATTGTTTTAATTCACCTTCAATAACTAAAGTATTGAGATAGTCTTTGATTTGTCCTATTTGTTGCCCACCACCTTTTCTATTAGGTTTAATATCAAGTTCATCCATTATTTCTTTACCACTTAATGGAGAAAGATTAGAAGAACCTTGACCTTCAGCTTCTACAGGCTCTAAATTATCAATTCTATCTTGAAAGTTTACAATGTGAGAAGTATCTGCATCTGCATTTCCTTGTTTTCCAACTTCATGAGCAGTAGCTAAGTAATTTAATTTCGCTACGTCATCTCTTAATTTAAGTTGTATTCTTCTATGATCTCCTTCTGTTTTGGCAGTTTTAGGAGAAGTGTGGTGTTGAACTAATTTTCTAACTGTATCTACAATATCAGCAGGAAAACGTAACATATTAAGTCCTTCTTCAGTTAATTGAGCCCCCACTCCTTCATAGTTATTAAATGAACTATTATTTTTATCAGCAGTTGCAGGTTTTCCAACATTGTGATATAATATTGCAAGTCTGGTAGTTAAATCAGGATATTTTTCATCTTGTTTAATATGATGTTGTAAAGCTTTCATTGTATGATTCCAGACATCATAATCATGCCCATCCATATTTTGAACAAATCCAACTGTTCTTTGTAAAGCTGGGTCAATATATTTTAAAATATCGTTTTCTTTTAGAAAGTTTAATCCTTTAGTTGGATCTTTTGAAAATAATATAAGCCCAAGTTCTTTTCCAATTCTTTCTTTTGGTAAATCTTCTAGTAAACTTCTATGTTTTTTAATAGCATCAGTAACTGAACTATGGGGTTTTAAATTTAACTGTCCAATAAATCGTGCTGCTCTAAACATTCTTAAAGGATCATCTTTAAAAACTTTATCACTATTATCTTTAGGTGATCTTAAAATTCCTTCTTTTAAATCTTTACGTCCCCCAAAAGGATCAATAACTTCTCCATTAGGTTTTTGAGCCATTGCATTTATAGTGAAATCTCTTCTGACTAATTCAGTTTCGATATCTGTGTCCATACTTAAAATATCAATCAATTGGTTTTTACCTAAATTGGCAGTAACTAAATTAGGTAAATTTTTACCACCTTGATAGAATTTTGTTTTAACGGTTTTAAGAGCTGCTTCTACATCTTTTTTAGGACGAGAAGTAATTACGTCAACATCTTTTGGGGTCTTTCCTAATATAGAATCTCTAACTGAACCTCCAACTAAATAAATTGGAACTTTAGAATCAAAATTATTTAACCAATCATTTACAAACTCAGGAACTTCTGGCTTCACATACACAGTAGTTCTACGTTCAAATGGAAGCCCTTGTTTAGGGTGAACAGTTTCAGAAATTTTTTTAGGGATTAAACCCTCTCTACCTTGTTTCTGTAGCCAAGTCATATTATCTCCTAATCATCGTGTTCTTCATCTTCAACTTCTTCCACATGTGAATATTCATCTTCTTCATCTTCTGCTTTTTCCTCTGGTTTATAGTCAAGAAGTTCATCTAAATTTTCAAAAGCATATCCCTTTTCCATTTCTTCGCCTTCTTCTTCACCTTCTTCACCAGCTCCCTCTTCAATAGCTGATTGCATTTGAGCCATTTCAGCCTGCTGTTTAGCCTGTTCAATTTGTTGCTGTTGTTGTTCTAATTGCATTGCTTGTTGTTCTCCTTGCATCTTAGCTGCTGGAACTGCTTCTCCACTAACTACAAATTCAGCCTCTTTTATATCTACTTCAGGGTCTTTCAACTCAATAGTAAAGCCTAATTGTGCTAATTGATTTGCAATTGCAACTTTTTGTTGAGCATGGGCAATAACAGTTGCTTCAGCTTTTTCTTCAGGTTGTGGTAATTGAACTTCCCAATCTGTAATTCCAAAAGCTTTAAACAATTCAGGAAAAATTTTGTCGTGGAATAGTCTTTGATCTGATTCTACCACTCTACTCATTACTGTTAAGTTTTGTGTAGTACTTGATAAACCACCAAATGCTTCAGGTGTTCCTTGCCATGTAGGAGATACTCCCCACATAGATGCAATTCTTTCTCTAATTTCTTGTTTAACTGGCATATAGTCCATCTCTTGAAGAGTATGGAACAATCTTACCATATCAACTCTACCTCTATTGTTTCTAGATGATACTGCTACCATAGGAATAAAGTTTGGATCAAGTCTAGTTTGAGCTGCAATATGAGCTCTTTCTCTTCTCAAACTCTCAGGATCATCAGTAGTTACCATAATCATAGAGGCTGGCATTTTTCTTTCAAAGAAATATCTATATAAATTTTTATCCATACCTATTAGAGTCAATGCTTTTTCAAACACTGTTAAAATAGGAGACCATCCATAAGTTTCAGATGGTGAGAATTTAGATAAATGTATTACTTCTGAATCTGCCAAATACATATGTTGATTCCTGTGATAATATTTATACATTGCAGGAATTCTTTTATATCCTTTTTTAGATTTGCCCGGTTCTTCAGCTACATCAGTTCTATCTAAAGGACAAATGAAATGAGCATTTTTTGGAAGTCCTGCGGCATCTAAATCAAATTCTACTAAAGCTGGATTTAAACGTCTTATTTCCTTAACTTTAGCACCAATTTTACCGTCACCCAATTCTTCATATTCTTTAGCTAGATATAAGAATCCATCATCAATTGCATTAACATCAAAATGGAATTGTCTTAATACTTCTTCTAAGCTTTGGTCGAATACATTCGCATCACTTAAAAATTTACTAAATCTAGTTAGTTGAGCTTTATCTGGGTTTTTAACTTTTGGGACAATTTTCATACCCCTTCTAAATACTTCACTTGTAATATGTGTTAATGGACCTCTAATTTCTTGTACAGAAAAAGTAATAGTCTGTAAATCCATTACAAGTTGTTGGCGATATGCCATTTGATGTCGAACCCATGTATTGACTACATGATCCAACCCAATAGTAGGAGCTTGTCCAGTGTCCCCAGCAGATTTCATAAGTTGTAACATATTAATCTGTTCGTTCAAATTTGAAATAGTTTGAGCTACTTGAGGCACATCTGGAAGAAATTCTGATAGTTTAGCCATATTTTTTTACTTATCCTCACTAATTTTTTCAACATCAGCCATACCTGCTAAATTAATTATAGCTTGAATAGCTCTGTCTTTTATTGCATAATTCTCTGAGTACTGAGGTTTTTTTGGTTCCTCTTTATATTTTACTACATTTTCTTCGATTTTCGACAGTTTTTCGTGTAATTCTTGGTTTTCACGCTCTAAAGCAAGTAAATCATCCTCATTTACATTATCTCCACCTAATGAAGCATTTTCTAACACACCAAGCCTAGTTGCTTCTTTAATTAAAGCAATAAATGCTGCCTCTGTAATAATTTGTACTGCATCGTTATCATCTGGAATGTCATCTTCTGCATCTAAATCTTTTAATGCATCACTCCACGAATCTAATATTCTCCAAGTCTTAGTTGCTTCATCTTTTAAAGCAACATATTGGACATCTCTATCTCTTAATAAACTTCCTATAGCCATAATTGACCTCCTATTTTCTATACTTTACTGTTTATTCTTATTTTATGCGACATGACACATACTCCAACCACATACTTTACAAGTTTCACAACCTGATTCCATTACTACTTGTGGTGAATCACAACAATCAGATGAAATTGGTTTAAAGGGGGTTTGTATGGAATCGAAAAAATTTAATTGATCATCTACAATTTCTTCTTTTTCTTCTGTCCCTTTAACCAAAACTTCTTTCTCTCTACTTCCAGCTCTATAGACTGTAATACCTTTACAATCAAGTCTCCAAGCTGATAAGTAAGCTGACTCAACATCATTGATGGATGCTTCATTAGGAAAATTAATTGTTTTTGAGATTCCAGAATCACAATCTTCCTGAAAAACTGCTTGCATTTCAACGTGATCTTCTGCAGATATTTCTGGAGCTGTAACATATATTTCTTTAGCCCATGTTGGTACATCGTCTCTGGTCTGTAATGACCCTCCTTGAGATAGGTGCTCCATTAAATCTTCTGAATAAAAGTCATGTGTTTTAGCATCTGTCTCAAAATATTTATTTACATAATATAAAGTTTGTCCTTCTAATATATTTGATTTTTTCCAAACCAATGCAAAAGTTGGCTCTATGCCACTAGAAGTATCTGCTAACATAGAGATAGTTCCTGTAGGTGCAACTGTTAGACGACAAGCATTTCTATATTTCTCATCTTCATTATAGTTACTTTTACCCCATGCAGGAAAAGTACCTCGTTCTTTAGCTAATTTAATTGATTGTTTATCAGCTTTGTCTCTGATAAAAGACATAATATCTTTACCTAATTTACGTCCTTCTATACTATTATACTTAATTTTCAGCTGAATTAACAAATCTGCAAATCCCATAACACCTAAACCTATTTTTCTAGTAGCTTTAGTCATTTTTTCTATTTCTGGCGTTGCATATTCATTAGCATCAATTACGTTATCTAAAAAATGTACAGAAGTTTTTACAGATCTTTCTAATTCTGACCAATCAACATCATTTTCATCTTCATTATAAAATTTTGCTAAATTAATAGAACCTAAATTACATGATTCATTTCCTAATAATGGTTGTTCTCCACATGGATTAGTCGCAATCATTTCACCATATTCTTCTTTAACATGATTATCTTTATTTACATTATCTAAAAATATCATGCCCGGTTCTCCGTTTCTCCAAGCCCCATAAATAATTTTATTGAAGACTGTTTTAGCATTTAGTTGTCCAACAACCTCATTATTTTTTGGATTTATTAAATTATAATCCGAATTAGATTCTACTGCCTTCATAAAATTAGCATCTACTCCAACTGAAATATTAAAATTGTGTATTTCACCCTCTACTTTTTTACAATCTATAAATTCTAAGATATCAGGATGGTATATTGACATCACTGCCATATTTGCACCATCTCTTTTTCCACCTTGAGTAATCATAGATGATACTCTAGAAAGTGTTTTTAAAACTTGTATTGGTCCACAAGCAATTCCATGAGTTGTCTTTATCCGATCACCTCTTGGTCGTAATTTAGAAAGAGAAAATCCAGTTCCTCCCCCAAATTTTTGAACCATAGCAATGTCATGAGCCGCTTTCATAATATCTTCCATACTATCTTCTAAAGGTAAGACAAAACATGCAGATAAAGTTCCTTGATTAGTTCCTGCATTCATTAGAGTTGGTGAGTTGGGGATAAATTTTAAGTCTTTCATTATATCTGTAAAATCTATCGCAGTCATAGATGCTTCTGGAGCCATTCGTCCATACAACATATCAAGTTTAGCAATCGCTATCCCTACCCTTTTAAACATTTCTTCTGCGTTTTCAATAATTTTGTCGTCTTCATCTTTTAAATAGTATCGGCTTGTTGCTACTGTTTCCGCCTGTTGTGTTAATTGCGTAACCAATTTAATTCTCCTTCTATCCTCTGTAACCACAGTACAGACATAAATTTTTTTCTTCAACCCAGAAATTGGGCATACATACCAACTCATCGCAGTTGGGATTTGGGGCTTTTTGTTTTTCTTGCTTATCTTTATTATACTCATTTCCTGTCCATTTTGACAGGTCTGGTAATTTTGCTTCTTCTTGTACTGTATTCTTTTCTTCAGGCGACACTGCTTCCAACCAATCAGTCAAACTTCCTAAGCTTTCATATTTATAAACAGTTGTTTCATAACATGCTTGTAATGCCATAGCAATCGAAAAGAATGCATCTCCATGACCCATTGGAGTCTCAGGAGCTTTTAAGTCATTACTCACAGAAAGAATCTGTTGTTTTTGTCTTTCATCTTTTATTAAATGTAAATTATCTGAATGAGTATATTCTTCAAATATTTGTGCCATAGTTCTTTTACTTTTTTGTGAAAAGGTCATAGAATGCCACACAGGATCTAATCCTCTATCTTCAAGTTCTCCTCTTGTATTATCTATATATCCTTTATGTAAACTAAAGTTTTCTGCTACCTCATTTAAATATTGTATTTGTTTTGAATAGTCCCAACCATCTAACCATGATTGATGAACTTGTTCAATTTTCTCACCTCTTCTTCTAAAAATTACTAGATGTGATGGGTGTCTTTTCTTACCCACATCAAATCCAGCAAAAAGTTGATCACCAGCTTCCATTTTAAAAGGTTGATGAACTGATACACTTCGTAAAGTTTCATCTTCACATTTAACTATATCTTCTTCATTAAAATACGCCTCAGTTGAAAAATGAGGTACTAATAAAAACTCTGAAGCAAATGATTTAGGTCTTGCTTTTTGTTGTTCTAATAACCATTTTTCATTATATAACTCTGGCATCAACACTCTTCTATCAGGTGTTGGATCAAGAGCTGGTAATACCCTTGATTTAAACCTATCATCTTTTTGTAAATTACTTAATAAGTCTCCGGGCATCATAGGAGTACCTAATACAATTACTGGCACATTCCTATTGGGAATATATAAAGTTTCTGTATAAAACCACTCTTCAATTTTAGAGAGGCTAGAAATATTCAGTGGATTTTCAGGGTCACGCATAAGGTCATCACAAATAAGTGCGCCATTCAAATGCATACCCCGTTTAAATGAAAAAAGACCGCCATGCATGACTTCAGAACGTGACCCATTCACCATATATCTAAATGAATAATCCGCATTAGGTGAACGGTCAGTCATCCAATCCATCAACTGAGGATTCCCACGAATATGTCTATTCA